GCCGACGATGTTGACGTTGCTGACTGCGTTGCCACCGAAGAACCGCCGGATACCATAAACGACATTTCCTGTGACATTGATCCCGGTCGCAAGCGTTGGAACGCTATCCGAGAAATCGACAAACGAGATCGTCTGCGTCGTCGAGTTGGGTTGACTGACACGATTTCCAGACACCACCAGGTCTCGACACTGATATCCCAGAATGCAGTGCGTGACGATGTTGAAGAAATCGCAGTTGCTGATCGTGACGTTGGATGAAACGTCACCAGCAGTGTTAGATCCTAGCTGAATGCTGTTGCCCGACAATCCCGAGACATCAAACGTGCAGTCCACAATTTGGTAGTCATCGCCTGCAATGCGGATCGCCATGTTCTGTGGACTGCTGAAGAAGCATCTGGTGATTCGGTTGGAGTTGAAGCCTGGTGTTCCTGGCTGGACGTTGATGAAGTGTCCTGTCCCAGCAGCTGTCCCGGCCCCGCTAGTCGTAAATGTAATGTCAGTGATTTCAAAGGAGGCTCCGCCACCAGCAGCAATAAATTTAAAGGTATCTGTATTCGCAGCAGATTGAACAATACGAGTGCCGCTTGAAAATTCAGAAGATCCCTCTCCTCTGATACAAATTCTCCCTGAAATATTAAGAGTAGAGGAAATCTTATAATACCCAGCAGGTATATTTAGAACCACAGCCCCAATATGGCCCCAAGTAGAGGTACCAGAGACAGAATTTGCTTCTACAGCATTAATAGCTGCTTGTAATGCAGCAGTATCATCTGTAACTCCATCCCCTTTTGCCCCAAAGTCCAGGGCACTAACAATATCAGAAACTTTTGAAAGCAGAGTTCTATTTGTTGCCCCAGTAATTCCTGAATTACTTCTATATACAGCTGAATTAGTGTCATTTAGCCAGGCAGGCTGGATAACCGTACCATTACTATAAGTAGTATCTGCCATTAGGCGTGTCCTTTATTAATATCAGCCACCATACCTTGAATCCTGAAAAGAGTATTTGCTGAGAAAGTTAATTTAAAACATCGTTGACGAAAATTTCCAAGTCTATAAATACTAGCCAAATCCTGATTTAGTTCACAACTCACACCAGTATTATAAGTTTGGTAGTCATCGTCTGTCCATTGAATTAACAAAGGACCGCTGACCCCAATAGGTGGACGATCTGCGTAGATAGAGAGACGACTCATGTTCTTTCTATAAAGAGTGCCAAAGTCATTACTCTCAGTGACAACAATACAATTAAAGTTTACTCCGCTATCCTGATATAAATTCTCATTGAATACATACCAATTAGCAGTTCCATCATTCAAGCAGAAGATATTAGCAAAACCAGTATTATTCTTAATCCCATGAGAACGTAGAATATTAAAGTTCTCATTTTGTTGGTATGCTAGACGGGTCCACAAATTAGTTTCAGTATCATAACAGTAGGTGTAAGATCCCGCATTTAGGACATACACGATATGGCCTTGGAAAGAAACAAAATTACCGTACCACTGTGTGTAATCTATCTGAAGAGAATTGAGATATTTACTTATGGTATAAGTGCTGATAGGCTCTGCCTTAAAGTCAGTCATCTTATAAACCTGAATATCTCCATTGTAATCTTCTCCTACAAAGAAAGTATCGTTTCCTTGCTGGGCAAACCCAGAAAGATATGTAATTTTCTTTACAGGAGTATCATTTCTCTGTAGAGGGGATCCAGTAGCGTTACCGGCATCGAAGAAGTATTCGATTGTTTCGGTACCAAAAGCAATCAAGTAGTTATTGATTTTTCCAAGCCTAACAACTGTATCTGCTTCAATTTCAGCATAGATAAAGAAAGTGGAATCCCAAGTCAACGGATCATTCTGAGCACTATTCCAAATTTCTCCAGTATTCAAATGAGCTAGAAAAATATAACCATCAAAGAAAACGATATTAGGATCGTGAGAAGACGGAAGGTCTGGGTCAGTGCAGATAGTAACTACACCAGCAGATGTGATGGTAACTAACCTGCTTCCATCAGAAGCTACAATAACGGCTGTCCCATTGTTATAAAGAAACTCCGCGAAACCTACAGTACCTGTCGTGCTAGTAAAAGCTACAGTAGAGGTAGTAGTATTGGTTTGGTAGTTCCGCATGTAGACGGTGGTACCAATACAGTAAAATAAGGTTTGCTTATCTATCCAGTAGATAGAACCACGAATAGTCCCATTTACAGGACCAGAAAAGGATGGGCCAGAGCCAGCACGCTTAATCAAGAAGGATCTACTATCTTGAGAAGCCTTAGACCTTAGAGGTTCTACAAAAACATTAACGTAGTCTTCGTCCTTTAAAGGGCTTCCAGCACGGGCATTAATTTCCTTAATAAGATCAATCTCTTCAGAACTGTAAGTATCTTGAGTAGGGGATTTGGTATACGGCATCAGTGCCATCCTTCCTTATAGGGCTGGATGAACATGCTGGCATCCTCACCGCCCATACTAAGAACAGTTTGAAGATACATTTCAGCCTCTTCCTTAAGAGAATTCCTATCTCCAAGAGGCACACCCCACTCAGGAGCCATCAGTACAGCCAGCTTGTAAACGAGAGGAACATACCACTCTTCAGGCATATCCATTGTATCGGTGGAATTAATAAAGTATTGGAAGGGTTGCTGGTAGACTAGGGTAAAAGTGGAACTAGAAGCAGTAGAATCTGGAATAGGCCAGAGCCTGAGAATACCTAAATTATTTTGTGGATGATAAGTACCCTTGATAGGGATACCACTTGAGTTGATAGGAAGTTGATTGAAGTTGTAGAAACTCTCAATCTCCATGTCAATTTTGGTGCCAGAAGTAATGCGGTAAAGCTGGTAAACCTTTAAGGGATACGGAACATTAAATGCTTGCCCTGTGCCAAACATATAAGATTCCTGACCAACTACCGGACTAAATGTGTAATACTTCCGTTCCCACATCGGCATACCATAAGCTCTCATCATACCGATAAGCATGTTTAGAGCAGTGGCACCATTATTAAGATCCTCAGTAGAAGGGGTTTGCCCTTGAGCAATAACACCGAGCTTTCTCATAGCAGCGGTGATAATTTGATCTCTAGTGTATTGTACGGAGTAAATACCGGAAGTCGTCATTTATAATCCTATAAAGTATTAGGGTTAAAAGTTCCAGCCGGCTGTCCGTTGGAGGATAAGTCTAAAAGAAAAGAATAAGTAAATCTATAAGGCCCAGCTTGGGCACATCCAGCAGTACACATACCTGCATAACTGGAGGCCTTAAAAATGTCACAAAAGAAAACTTCTGGATCAGGCGTAACATCTTTAGAGACAAACGGAGGAAAGGCTTTCTCCCCTCTGACCTTAATTAGGGTTTGAGGATGGCGAGGTTCCCAATCCTTCGAGCAACACATAACGCCATCCCACCGCTTTCTGATTTCAGTGGATGGATACCAGAAGCCACAAACGTGGCATGCAAATTTCCAGCCGTGCCCCGGCCATCCAATCTTTTTCATTTATCAGCTTTCGTCTTTAGGGTATCTTTAATTTCTTGTAGAGCATCCATTACTGGCTGCATGATATCTTTTAAACGTTCGTATTTCACATACTCTAACTGGATGGATACAATATCTGCTCTAGCTTTATTCAGATCGTCTCTCAGGCTCTTTGCCCAATACCCAAGACCAGTCACTCCTAGCCCAAGAATAAATAAAATATAAGGAGTAAACTCGTCCATAACCTATTTACTCGCCTTCGGTAATATAGATCGTATTGCCAGTAGAACCAGCGATAGCAGCTACCCAAGACTCATCGTTATGGAGATAGAATTTCTCCACAGCATTTGGAAGCATTGGGATAGAGGTAGTTAGAGAGGCCTGGACTGTGCTATCCTTGCCGAAATTGATAAAAACCACGTTGGTTCCGATATTAGCAATACGAATTTCTCTGTGCCCAACAGTAGTAGGATTAACTTGTACGTTGGCGGTGGTAGCAAGTACTGCCAAATTTACAGTACTTCCAGCGCGAACTGGATCAAAGGGTCTGACAAATACTTGGTATCCCATATTATTCCTTAGATAAGAGAAATGGGGACAAAAGCCCCCATCCCTTTAGTTAACGTAATCAACCCGCAGGTAGAGTTCACCAGAGGTGGGATTACCCGTAGTAGCCGTACCAGAGATCCAGATATCCAGATCAGTTGTGTACGGAGGATTCCAAGCTTGAAAAATATTGGTAATAGGGGTAACAATCGAAAGAGCACCAGCAGTACCAAAGGCGCTGAAGCCGTTGACGTACTGGGTACCACCAGACGAAGAACCAACGCTAATACTAGCGGCAGTAATACCACCACCAGCCAGCTGAGTCTTTACCCAAAGAGCCATACCCATAATAGAAGCAGGGGCGGAGAGCCTACCAATCAAAGTATTAACAGCTGACGTGCCAAAATTGACATTAGTCAGGCGAAACACCTTGGCTTGGAGATCCTTGACCTGGAAGCTAGTAAACGGACCTGCCGGATTCGGATCGGTAAAAATTAAAGCCATAGTTTTCCTTTAATAAGATTAAATAAAGAGCCGCCGAAGGGGCCCTCTATGGTCAATAATTAGGCACCCGGCGACCCATACAGGGCACGAGGATCAGTCCAGCCAAACGCAAAGCGCATGGTGGCCTTGTACTTCGCATTTTCAGTGTCGAAGTCCTCATCCATCGTGAAAGCGTCAGGACGGCGCTCGAAATACTTCATACCATCCTTAACGTCGGTCCTAATGAACCAGGCATCAATGTCGGTAAGGAAGTGGTTCGTCACAACCTTCGGAATCAGACCCATTTCCTTGATGGCATTCAGGTCATTGGTATCCATCGCAGGACGACCATCGGAACCAAGAATACGCTTAGCTTCAAAGATCAGCTGGCGGGGAATAACCAGAGATTCTGGCAGAACCTTGATGAGCAGACCACGATCATCCGTAAAACCTGCAATATCAATGGCCGCCTGCTCAAGAGCAGCTTCCGAAATATCCAAGGCAACCGAAGGAGTGTTAGTCCAGGTACCACCAGCAATATTTGCATGATTCGAGGAACCGCCAGCCGCACCGGCCAGAAGCGTAGAACCGTCACCACCAAGGTACGACGTGTTGAACGCACGGTTGTACACGTTGGCAGCAATCACTTCCTTCGTCTGACGAGAAGCAAAGGCAAGGGCTTGCGCCTTCTTCTTTCCAATCGTGTCGTACAGATCATCATCAACAGCTTCACGCGTGATGATAAAGCCCAGAGCGTATACAACATGGTTGTAACGCGACGTGAAGCCTTGGCGGGCCGTATCATAAGCGATAGGGGCGCCCTCGGCCTTGACGTTGAACAGGCCGAAACCGGACTGACCAACATCCTCCTCAAATGCCTTACGGCTGGTATACTGGTCAAACAAGTTAACCCATTCGGGGTTGTACTCATTATAGGCCGTACCATACCACGTGTTAACGCCAGGCCAGAGCGACTTGGCAAAACTAGAGGTAGTAATAGTCATAAATATTTACTCCTTATTGACCGGTAGCGCCAGTACCGTTGCCCAGGGTGCCAGCATTGATCTTGGCAAGAACCTTAACAAACTGAGAAGTACCGGAAATAGTTTCGTTGTCCACACGCTGCACAGCTCCAAGCAACTTGAATTGCAGAGTAGCCGTAGTAGCCTTCGTAGACATATCAAGCGAAACAGCAGAATTACCAGTCGTAGTCGAACCAGAACCGCCATAGTAGGCATCTGCGTTCAGGCCCACATCCGCCAGGAGGTAGGTATAAGCAGAACCACCAGTCGATTGTTCTACTTCATAAACAACGTCAGGAGCATCAACCACAAGACCATATTGTGCCGTAGACGCAAGACGATACTGAGGAGTATCGAGAGCAATAGCACCATTAGTCATAGAACCAGCAATCGGATCTTGCTTGGCATTAATCAAACCAACCAGAACACCCAGGACAGGGGCGCCAGCAGCCGCACGCTTAATAGTGGCGACACCACTAGCAGAGGCATTACCTTCTAGGACAACCGGATCACCGACAAAGCAGGCAGTGGCATCCGAAGCCGGGAACTGGTAAACATTAGCTTGTCCATTAAACGGCGCGCCAGTCACATGGTACTTGGGGCGGAAGCCGTTAATTCTAGAAACATTAGCCATATTCTTCCTTTAATAGAATTAATTGGAGATACGGCTAAACATAGTCACTTAGTGAAAGAGGTAGAAAAACTACCATAGTCAGAAGCTTGTTTAGCAGTATCTGTCATGTTCTTTTCTAGTGCATCTCCACGAGCATTCTTCATAAGCTGGTCCTCGGCGTTCCAGTCAGCACGCTGACGCATAACAACACCACGATCACCTTTACCGAGAGAAATACTAGAAGCAGAACCAAGAGAGCTTGCATCGTCAACACGCCGATCGCCTTCCCGAACAACTTTGCTCTGCGGAACGATTTCATAGCCCCGCTCGAGGAGTTCCTCGATCCGGCCAGGCTGGTCATTGACAACACGATAAACATAGCCGTCTTCCTGATTAGTAACCTTAATCCGGTTACGTTGGTTCAGGGGTTGACGGCGGGGACGTGCACTTGCACTTTGAGTGGAGGGTCTGGACATAATAGTCTTCCTTTCTTAACGGCTGGCTTTAACGGCCTTAAGCTGTTCGATGTACTGTTCTTTGGTCAGGGTGCCGCTTCGCACCAGCGTATTCATAATACTACGCTCTTGTTCGGTAAGTTCGTAGCGGTCCGAAGACTTACTAGAGTTACCTCCGCGACTCGTTTCCACATCGGGAGCAGAGTCCTTATTTGGATTTCGGAAATAAGTCTTATGTCCAAATTCTGCCCGGACCTTCTTGGTCACCTCAGTCAGAACTTCGCTGGGACTCATTCCCTTTTCTTTTGCAAGCTTAGTGCCATAAGCATCCGCAAACACTCGCATCGCTTCATCTTGTTCATACCAAGCATTCTTGGCTTTCCAAGATACAAACTCTTGAGGATCATTCGCAGGGGTTTCGGCAACATGCTCTCGTTGGATTTGTTCAAATTCTCGTTCAACTTGCTTAATCTGTCGTTCAACGGCTACTGCCTGAGTACCGTTAGCTTCATTAATAGCAGCTTCCTTTTGTGCCTCCAGGGCAGCAAGAGCACGCTTATATTCAGCTTCTCGGACCTTAGTATGATGCTCCTTAAGAGCATCTAAGGTCTTTTGAACATTCTTTAGTTGACGAGATTGGGTTTCAATCTTTTCAAATAGAGGCTGACGTTGGACAAACTCCTTGGCATCAACGAAATCATCTTCGTTTCCATGGAATTCCTCCTTAGGGCGCCAGCCCATTTCACGGGCCTTAACTTCAATAGCTGGGATTTCCTTTTCAGTACCCAAGCCCTCTTCCTTCTGGACTGCTTCAGTCATTCACTGTCTCCTCTAAAACAGCAACCACGTCTTCGTCATTAATAACCAAGACAGATTGCTTGACATCATCATTAATCTTGATAAACTTACCGGCGTTCTTGGTGTATCCAATGGTGTCACCAACCTTACACCAAGCCGTTGACCCGAATGCCTTGAAAGCTTCTGGACCTACCTCCAGAACAATACCCCGATCGACGCCAGTAAGCATCTGTCGTTCAGTTTGTTCTTGTACGATAATACCAGTCCTCTTGGCAGAGGCTACAACTTCGTCAACTTGTTCTACGGTAAAAGGCTTGATTACCAGCCTATGTCCTACGGCTACGACTCTCATTCGTCACCTACCAGATTATCTTTAATGCCATCCAGGATATCGAACAGGGCCTTGATATAACCTTGTCGCTCCTTAATTTCTTCTAGAGGGGTAGTCACTAGAAGGAGGGTATTCCTCTCAGCCCTTTCTTGCAGGGCAGAAATAAAAGCTCTAGTAATCTGATATTGCTTCCACTCGATTACTTCTTCTTTTGCTGGCTCGTATGTAATTTGCTAGTCTCCTTAGCTTGTTGAAGTTTTTGCGCATGAACTTGTTGATTCTGCGCCATTTGCTGCTGATTCATAGCAGCCTGATGGTTGGCCTGTTGTGCAGCGGAGGCCAACTTAATCCGGTCTTCAGATTGCTTAATCTGAGCATTCTGAACGGCTTCTGCTTGTTTGAACTGCATTTCTTGTGCATGTTCTTGGGCCCGCATAACCATTTGTTGTTGTTTATCTCTAGAATTCAACTCCATTTGTTGTTGCTGGGAAGCAGCATCCAACTGTGCCTTATTTTGATCTGCCTGCATCTTAGCCTGGACAGCAAGCATCTTGGGATCAGGAGGAGGCGGAGGTGGAGTACCAGTCTGTTGGACTTGTTGAGTAAAGAGTTGTTGATAGCTCGGCTGTTCTTGGGCATCCAGAATACGACTAATAACTTGAACCGGATCTAGGATACCAGGAGCAGCCTGCATTAATTGCATTAATTCCTGAGCCTTTTGCATTTTCTCCGTGGAGCTGGTAGCATTGGGATCGGCCCCAGGCTCAATACCAATCTTGGAGCGATCAAAATCTTCAGGATTGATTTCAATTCCCAGGATAGGAACATACTTTTGAGGATCGCAATAAGTGCGATTCAGATCAAAAATCTTGTCAAATTCTTCGGCTAAACTACGGAAGATACGCTTATAAACAGCCGTAAATACCTTCATACCTTGCTCGATAGAAGCCATCGTAGTGGTAGCAGGAGTATTTTGCCCTGGCATCTTCCCTGTAAAGATTTCAGCCACAGAGGCTAGTTCCTTACCAGACGTAATCAGAGAACCCATCAACTTGAAGAGGGTATCGCTAGGTTCTTTTGCCGGGAGGGGGACAATCTGTTTACGAAGATCGTCGCCGGTGGCATTAACTGGGCGCCACTCACCAGGGGTGATACGGGCATCTCCCATTTTAATACGTAGGGATTTACCAATGAATCCAGATTGGAGAGAACTAATGGTTCCTGCATCAATAAGTTGATTGATGAGTGTATTAACCGACTCATTAAGAGGCCCGAGTAAGACACCGAAGCCAATATCATAAAAACTCCCATCAGGATTGGGTACAAAACCAAACTTTGTATACATCTGGCAAGGAGTAATTTTAGCAATTCCCTTACCATTTGGCTTCATTTGAATGTCTTCCTTACGATAACGAGGAACAATTCTTAGAACCTTACCAGAGCTGCGCTCGAAAGTGACAATACATGGTTCCGCATAATCGTCATCATCAAAATCGTAGAAAGTATGTTGCTCAATAATCTCATAGGGAGTAGTATCATCTACTTGCCTATCGTTATTACTAGGTACACTTTGAGGATTTGAGGGCTCGTCCAACTCAACATCTAGGAAAATGCCTAGATTTTGCTTTTCCTTAAGAACTCGCTTGGTCATGGTGACAATTTCGGAGATCCTCTCCACATCGCGGAGATTACTCGCCCAATTATCTACCACAAGGTTCTTAGGGAGTACGATCTCAGAGCGGATACAGTCCATGCCCTTATCATACCAGGTCTTTTTAAACATGGTACCAACAATAGGGAGCATAAGTAGAAGCTTATCCATACCCTCTTCCCAGCAATACATCTCATCCATTACTTGATAAGACATATACGTGGAAACATTCCTAGCTAGTTCCAACTTAGAACCATCTGGATCCTTACCCAAAACAGTACAATTAACAACTTGTCCGTCAGAGGGTAGAAGACTAGGATAAGCTCTAGCAGCAAACTGCATCGCAGCAGTGGAAAGTAAAGGATACTTTACATTAGAAGCACCGGGCCATGGAAAAGTCTTCATTTCTCGACATTGCTTGGCCAGCTTGGTCCATTCTTCTATCTGGTCTTCCCACTCACTGCGGGACTCTAAATCAGCCTCAAAGCCTTCTTTGCAGATATTACCAATTTTGGTAAGTTCATCCTCTTCTAAATTTTCAGCAATGTTAGTGTTAGTGAACACTGCATCTTGCTGGAGATTATCAGTACCCACACCACCGGCTTCGTCCGGCGTCATGGAGTTCGCTTGATTGTACGTCATTGTAATAATCTTCTTCCTCTTGTTCTTGTAAGGTTGGTGCTTCGACTAAAGAGTCTAGCATCAGGCCAAGATAGGCGAATGCGTCAACTTGGTCATCCTTGCGTCCACGAGGAAACTTGCAGAGTTCCTCTTCTAACTCATCGTACCAGTCACCAGATTTGTCAAACTTGACACCTCTTGCACGAATACGAGCTTGGATGCTCCGTGCCCGAGAAATTTTGTCCTTATTGCGGTGTTCTAGTGGATATAAATTAATAAATACTCCGGTCTTAATCATTTCTTCCCGGAGGAAGGGGCCGATAGACTTAGAGATTTGCATTTGTTCGATCCCAATACACTCAGGATCATAGGTTTTTTGTAGGGCAATAAGAGTATTAACTATCTCTCTGCCATCAAGACGGTCTCGGATCACATTCTTGATATGTAGGATGCGATTCTCATCCATCCCAGCTACCATAAATACTGAATAGTCAGCAGTCTCTGATTCAGAAATAGCCAAATCAGCAGTAATGTAGTAATGGACCTTCTTTTCCCTATCATGATCAGACATATCCTCAAAATCTGATTTTCTGAAATAGGCTACTGAGTCATCAATAGGCTCATTCAGATATTCTTGGGAGTAGACATCAGCTAAACCGCGGCTAAAGAAGTCTGCTCTCTTTGCTTCAAACCATTCTTGATTGTAGCGAGATTCCCACAGAATAGCTGTAAAATCAGAGTTATGTGCCTTGTACTTGACAGAAAGCCAGGGTCCTAGACGACTAGACCAGGTTTTAAGATCGTTACTATGAGTACTCTTATCCCAAGCCTTAGGCATGAGATTATTAAGTAGACTATCCTCGTGGAGAATAGTACCTACAACACGAATTTTACCATTGACAGATTTACAAGGAATTAAGGCAGCATAGAACCACCTCTTGAATTTCTCCCGCCTGTCCTTGTTCATAACGATTTCGTCATTCTCAAGGTCATCACAGATAATGAGATCAGGGCGTTTGTTATTCCACTTCAAACCCCGAAGCTTTTGCTCAGAGCCTTTGGCAGTGATACGGAACTGATGACCATCGTCACATTCGACGATTACGTCGTCCTCAGTATCTTTCAAAAAGCCTTTAATACCAAAAAGTCTGACTAAGTTGTCATTGTCAGAAAGTTGTCTCTTGATATCTCCCAAGAATTGTGCTGCCTGGGTAGTGGTATCTGACACCAAAAGGGCATAGGAGCTTGTCCTAAAGACTAGTTCTGCAAGAAGGTAGGTAAGGGTACAGGCAGTAGATTTTGCATGACCTCTGGGCGCCGATACGGCAACTTGAGGATGTCTATGCGTCATTAACTCCCACCATTCTCTATGACAGGCTGGAGATGCAGTTGCTTCATCGAAGCTTTTCTGTAAGAGAGAAGCACTGAATCCAGCAACTACATCTGCAGTTAACATTATTTACCTTTATTTTTGAAGTACTCGACTTGGGCGAGACGTTTCTTTGCTTGTTTCTTTGAAACCGGTTTAGAAAGATTCTTTTTACCAGACTCAGACTTAACTATGTATTTGTTGCCCTCTTTGACTATCATATTAATGTCCAGAATTTACGCCGTTAGTCTTTTCATAGGTTCGCATCCCACCAAGGCCAAGCATACCGAAAAGAAGCGGCATCATCACTGAGAGATCGATAGGAGGAAACTTAGTCATATGGCCCACAAGAGCAGATCCCCATTCCAACAAAGGACCAAGAGCAGAAACTGCAAAACCAGTGCCACATACCCAACCAACAAAAGGTCTCCAGCCAGCGACGAAAGTAGAGGGATTAGTCGCCTCAGCTTTATTGGTGTCTAGTTGTCCCTGAATCGAAGCAAGAAGTAGGGTAGCCTGTTCTTTTTCAGCTTCCGTCTTATCTGGCCAGATCTTATCGATCCCATCCTTGATAAGATCAGCAATAGAGCCAACACCTAAAGCATCCATTATTTATTTCCTTTTTCTAGCCTGGCGAGAAGCGCCATCATTTTTTCGCATCGAGCCGTCAGGATTCCTTGAGAAGGATTCATTTTGGGAAGCCGGAACGACTCTAAGATTCGATCGGTCATTTGTGCCGCCTTTCGATAAAGCTCTCTTATGGTCAACTTGCTTGCCATCATGCTTATGCACCAATCCTTCTTTCTCGAACATTGCCCGAGCTTTATTTTGTTCTTCTCTCTTCTTTACAACTTCTGGACGGGATGTGTATTTGGCAACTTCCTTTTTGTAGTCGCGCTTTCCATTGGTCATGTAGGGGATGATTATTCTCCTTCAGGAACCACTTCAACGAATTCTATATCGTCCGCGACAGTGGAGAGTTTTGGGTTATTATTCATCTTGGCAAATTCAGCGGCCAGGGTTTTCAGAATGTCCTGGGTTGTCTGCTTTTGCACTTGTAATTCGTTTTGATGCTTGGCCAGAGTAGCCTGTCTTTGCATCAGGGTATTGGCTGCCTGGGTGGCGTCACGCAGGGAAATGGGTTTATCCATCAATTCCCCGGTTTTATTGTTCAGGACCTTTTCTCCATTAATCAGGCGATCTTCCATCACATCCAGGCTTTTCTTAATTAATTTACTTAATTTATTATTGTGTTCAGCGGTATCAGTATTTTTGATTTCCTGGACCATATCCTCCCACCAAGCGGATTTTCTCCAGTTCTCAATGGTGGCAGCATTAACCCCAGTCTTTTCAGCAGTCATCCTCATGTTCCCACATTGGAGATAAATGACTACCGTGGAATACTTCTTTTCCCAGGTGTAACGACCGTACTCCTTGACGTTATTGAGATTCTTCAGGTCCAGTTCCTCGATCGGAGGAGGGACCTGGGTCTGACGAATATGCAAAGTTAAGGCTCCTTAAGTAAAGATTTTTACCAATACATATATTTTAGCATATTTAAGTATAGATTGCAAGCGTTATAAGTAAAGTAATGTTACACTACTTGACAAAACCCTAAAAAGAGTGTATAATATATGTGTGGCTGTATAACTTTTGGAGGATCTATCTATGAAACACAAAAAATATATTAAGACTGAACTTTATGAGCTGATTGATGCTGGAAAGACTTTAGACCAAATTGGTAGGCATTACGGTGTCACTCGTCAACGGATGTACCAGGTATTCCAAGCCCTTGGTATTCCCACCCTAGAACAGCGCAGAAAAAAATTTATTGCTGCAAACTTTGATACCAAGAAAGAATGGGTATGGCTTTCCCTCTGTAAAAAAATCCCTAAGTTAAAATCTTTAAGACTTAGGGTCTTAGAATCTATGGGAGAACTTCCTACTATTTGCCCTGTCCTTGGATTGGAGCTAGACTATGCCTGTATCCTGGGCGAGAAGACGTTTAAAAGCCCTTTCCTGGACCTTTTGGATTATTCTAAGGGGTATGTACCAGGAAACGTGTTTATCGTCTCTAATCGGGCCGGAAGACTTAGAGCAGATGGCACCCCAGAAGAACATCGACAAATTTATGAATATTATAGTTCTCTAGAGTCTTAATACTCTTAATGTCAAGTTTTCTCTTACTAGGGGGTTGACTTTCTTGTAAAAATCGTGTATAATATATGGGTCAGTCAGAATTCGTTCTGACTGGCCCTTTTCATTCGCGGTAAGAAATAGACGTGGGAATGAATCGTAAACAAGTAGCTACCAGGGTCCCATAGCTACAGGGTGGACTAAACTAGAGCCCGGGTTAAAATAGTCTAGGTTAAAGGGAAACTTCAGGAAGATGTATCTTTCTTAGAAGCCTAAGTTGCTCATACCTTCCTTCTTAGGATTGGGTAGGGCGAACTATGGTTTCTTAGGAAGATGTATATAAGGATAGGTAGTATGCGAGCGATCTAGCGAGCTAGGTTAGAATTAATAAGATTAATTATCCCTTATTTATAGCCTATAGCCTTATTTTATAAAAATATCAGGAATTTCCATAAGGTGCATTACGCACTTTCCCATACCCAAACATTTTCCCCCTCCCCCTCCTTTAAATTTAAAACTGCTCCAAGAATTCTTTAATAATATTAATAGATCAATTCAAATGCTTAGC